GGCATTTGTTTATAAGCACCATAATCATGTCTCGGTAAAAGAGATATACCCTTTAGTTTATATTGAAAGTAATTTAAAACGTGTGGTAGTTGGTCAGACTCTGTTTTCGGATTAAAAGTAGCAGTACAACTTACCTGATTATCAGCCCAATGTCTTTGTAAGAAAGCAGCTAAGCTGAATTGTTCCCATATTGATAGTTCACTTACAGTTCTAATTCCCTCACCCACATCTACTGGAACTTCTACAACCATTGTCGTATCCTCTGAACCAAATGCAGGTTCTAATGGATAGTTAGCTTTCTTTAGTGGTTCTATTAACTCAGAATGTATTGATAATCTCATTCTTCTTATATAAAACCTCGACTCTGGATAATGCATACCTGGAGTAGCGCCAACCAATAATGAAACGGTACCTGAAGGTTTAACTGATGTAGTCTTAATTGACTTTGGAACAGCGAACCAATCACTATATTGATTATCCCACTCTTGAATAGTATCATATCCTGTCTCCAACCAAGTTCTTAATTCTTCCATACCATTTTTAGTAATGAACTGAGCAACACCACTAACTGAACAACCAATTCGTCTGTTTCTTAACATAACTCTATTAGTCTCAGGCCAATGTGTTCTTCCTAATGTAACTGTTTTAGCATACAGATAAGCATACTTTAAAGTTCTCTGATAATCTTCTAATGAATCGTGATTAGCTGGAAATGTTTCTACTAAACAACATAACTCATATGATTCCAATGATTGTTCTAAACAAGGATTACCACCCATAACTCTATGGTCTTTGTTATCCCCGCCATTCTTCATACGAGAATACTTTTTCATATTTTCTAACCAAGCAAAACCAGGCTCACCATTGTCCACAATTCGTTTACATACATCAGTATAATCCATCCCAAGCTCGGCATAAATACTATTATTACTTGTCCATCCATATTGTTCCCTGTGTGGGTTAACTTCGTAGTTTTTTAAATCTAAGTACTCTTGATCATCTGGCTCACCAAATACAATTTCGGCAGTTCTACGAACATTGCCAGCCACTACACATTTACCGATAAGATTCATTATATCTACGATTGTTGTTGTTGTTATTGGTTCATTTTTATTCTTTTCTAATATTTTTCTAATATCTTCGTGTACTTCTAAGAGAGGTTCATGACCGCTTGAAACACCACCAAAACCAGCGATTGTTGCGCCAGCCGGCCTTACCTTTGTATAATCAAATTCTACAGGAGCAGTTCCCTGAAAGTAAGATTCTAAAAGAACCTTTAAAGAATCAACCCAACCCTCACGAGTATCAGGTATTTCAAATGTAATTTCATCACGTGATTTATCTATACCCTTAACAATAATTTCACCCGCACCCTTACAATCAAATCCTACACCGACACCTAACATACTTGCATCCATAAGGAAACAAAATGGTTTTGCCATATCATCTTTGATTGTTGATGTTGATACAAATGCACAATTATTGAGGGCGGCGTATAAACCTTTCTCTTCGGTTATGGCTGTTCCCATAGCCCAAAGACCTCGGCCCGGCGGCAAAAACTTCATATTGAAAATACGCTCATACATATCTTGTGCTGACTTTTGAGCTTGCCACGGATTCCACCCTAATTGATGTGAGTCAATGTGATTCTTTTGCATAGAGTAAGTTCCCTCTACGACTCTTTTGACAGTTTCCCACCAACGTTCATTCTTTCCATCTGCTTTAATTCTTGAATAGGTTCTCATATAAACCAACTCACCTAATCCGTTGAAACCGAATGGTGGTTTTTTTCTTTTGTATTTATTTATAAAATTTTCTGATAACGTAAACTTTTCCATCGTAACTCCTAATTAATTATTTTATTTCCCACAATATATAAGTATAATATATACTGGTTCTTATCTACTCAAATCCACCCATATCTTTATATTTCTTAGATAAAGTTTGTCTTAGATATTCTTCTGAATTATTCATCTTTCCTTGCGTTGATTTTCCACCCTGCGTTGAAGCCTCATACACTTGTATGTGACCTGTATTTGTATTGATTTCTGCAGGAAATGTTATTCCATCAATACCAAATCTGTTTTTGATTACGTGAACTCTACCTGTATTAGCAATCTTATCCTCAACCTTACGACTTACAGACATAACAAAGTCAGCCGTCATCACCTTAGAGTAATCTTCAGAAACCTTACTAGCATCAATTATATCCTCTTCTAATGAACTTCTGTTTGCCTGTGAAGCTGTCCATATTGGAATATCAAACTCACCAGCCATACCACGAAGATTTTCATAAGTCTCACCTGTTGCATGCCTTTTCTCTTTATAGAATGCAGTAGGTTTTAGAATATCAGCATAGTCTACAATAACCACATCGGGTTTGATTTCCTGTATTTCCATCTGTTTAAGGTGAGCAGCCAACGTATTTACTGAAGCAGAACGGGTAGGATAGTACTTAATAATCAACTTACCCTTTAATCCATCTATAACCTTTTGAACTTCTTCTTGATGAAACTTAATGTTAGAAGTTGTAATACCACTAAATACTGTATCATATCTTAAACCAACATAAGCCTCATTCAACTCCAAAGTATAATGAACTACAGTCTTACCTTGCTTTACTAAGTGAGCAGCCAGAGATTGTAGACACCAAGTCTTACCAACACCAGCAGCCGCTACCAATACGCCTAACTCACCACCAGCCAATCCACCATCCATAAGATTAGTGATTGAATCCCAAGGTGTAGCTGATGTATTTCTTACAGCAGATGTAAGTCTTTCTTCTAATGAAATGATGTAATCGTGACCTAAGTCTCGTTCACTACCAGCTTTCATAGCAGCATCAATTATTACTTTTATTTCATCATACTTTTTCTGTTCTAATAGATTAACCGATTCCATAATCGATTCTTTAATAACCTGATTCTTACAAAAACCTAAAGTCTCCTGCTTTACAAATTCTAAATCAGTAGCCTCTATATTTCTCCAAGCTTCTTTTAGATTTTCAATGATAGATACTTTAAGAACATCATCATCCATCTGTGTGATTTTTATCTTTAGAACTTCTAATGTAGGAGCTTTTCTAAACTCCATAAAGTACTTAGCAATCTCTGTAGTCAGCCACTTATTGGCATCTGAGTCAAAGTATTTTGGTTCTAGTATATCATTGATAGTCTGTATAAACTTGTTGTCCGACAGTAAAGATGAGATTATCTTTGATTGAAATGTCGGACCGAACTGATTGAAATTCTCACTCGTCATATAGTTCTCTTCTTTGTATTTCTCTTATTTCCATTTGTTTTTTTCTACGATAGCGTTCTCTAGCTTTGGCTTGAAGAACTGCTCTGTTTCTGTGATAGTATTCCATAGACCATTTTTTTTGGGCTTCTTTTCTATCTGCTTCTGAAGTGTATTTACGTTTTCTTCCCATGTGTTTTCTCAGCCATTTGATTGAGTTTAGCAAAGCATTGAACTAACCAACTATCCATATTTGGTAATGTTGCAAATAGTCTATCCTCAATAAATCTTTTTTGGAATTGTATTTTATTTAACCTATTGACAGGTTCTCTGATTTTGTCTAAGATTTTAGTTTTAGCAGAAGTACTGATATCTACTTCATCCAGCTGCATCAGCGTGTAGTTTCTTTTCAATAACTCTTCACTCTCTTTAAGCTTTTCATCCTCTTTAACAATGTCCTCTATAGTAAGTATCTTATCTTCGAGTAAAAGTGGAATCTTTTTTTGAATAGTTTTTAATCCCCAACCACGAACACCACCAATGTTATCAGACTTATCACCATCTATAGATCTATAGACAGCAAAGTTGTGGGATGGTATCCCATAGTCTTCTAATACTTTTGGAGGATCGTACATCTTCTTCTTTGTAGGAGACCAAACTGAAACTCTTGAATTTACTAATTGAAGAAAGTCTTTGTCTGTAGACATTAAAACTATCTTAGATGTTTTCATAACCTGTTTGGTAAGATAAGCCATCGTATCATCTGCTTCTATACCCTCAATCGTTATCGTAGTGACAGGTAGATAATCT